CTTACCTAATTTAGCAGCTACCATACCCACATTTACTAATGCCCAAGATTTACCAATTCCTGGAGGTGCTGCAAACATTATCAACTCACCTTTACCAAAACCACCATCTGCTAATTCATCAATTACATCCCATCCAGTTGGAATCACATCTCTAATAGTAGATTCATATCGTTCTTTAATCTGTAATTTGTATTCGTGTCCAATATCAGTATCCTGTCCGGCTTTCATTGCATCATCAATTTTTGATTTAATGATATCAAACTTACCTTCTTCTAATAATCCAACTGATTCTAATATTGCGTTTTTAAAGGTTTGGTTTTTACAGAACTCTAAAGTTTTTTCTTTTACATAATCCAAATCATCAGATTCTAACCCATTCCAAACCTGCTTTAGATTATCTACAATGGATTGTTTGAGAACATCTCTCTCAATCTTAGATACCTCTACTTTAAATACATCTAATGTTGGTAACTCACCATAACCATCAAAGTGGGAAAGAATCTTCTTTACAATCCACTCATTTGATTCAGAATCAAAATATTCCGGTTTGATAATATCATACACCATCTGAAGAAATATTCTATCAGAGATTAGCGCTGAAATTATCTTAATCTGAAATGATGTTCCAAACTTATTTCCAAACTTATCCATAGGATACAAATATACAAATAAAATCTTAAATAAACAAACTTATTTTTTAGTTTGTTTCGAATACTTATCTAAATCACTCCAAGTGTTCACCAACCACGTTTCTACATTCTTAAATGCGGTGTACAACTTATCAATCATAAACTCTTTTTTAAATTGAAATGAATTCAATCCGTTTATAGGGGAATCTATGATATTTCTTACGTTAGATGTGATTGCAGAACCCATAATTGGATTAGATAACTGCATTAAATCATAATTTAACTGAAGAACATCTTTATTTTCTAAAATTTTGTTCTTTAGTTTTTCATCATCCATTTGTGATACCTTTTCAAATAAGGTATCTAATGTTAAATCATCTGATTGTAAAAAATCTAATTTATTAATCAACGTTTTAGGACCTATACCTTTTACGCCAGGAATATTATCAGATTTATCACCATCGAATATACGATAGTATACTAAGTTATGTGATGGTACACCATATAACTCCTTTACATCATCTTTGTTCATCATCTTCTTTTTAGTTGGTAGATATACTGAAATTCTATCATCTACCAATTGTAGAAAATCTTTATCAGATGATACTATCAAAACTTCTTTCTTAAAGATGTGTCTGGCAGCATAAGCCATAACATCATCAGCTTCAATGTGGTCTATATAACATAAATCAACAGGTAAGAAATCTAAATACTTTATTAAAGTGTTAAAGTTACGTTTCATAGATTCCGCCTGGTCCTCTAAATCTTCGTAACCAACCAATCTATTCACTTTAGTAAGACCCGTTCTACCCTCTTTATACCCTTTCCACATTTTCTTTCTACGATGAGAACCACCCTTACCATCAAACACTACCAAAACTCTCGTTGGTTTGTTATTTCGGATAAGAGCGCCGAGGGATAACAGGAATCCTGTTACCCCACCAACGTGCTCTCCATCATCATTCAAAGTAGGAACTGCTCCAAACACTCTGATGAACATATTCAATCCATCTACAATCATAACTTTATCGTTTACATCACCTTTCGATGCATTAGATAAGTTAGTTAACATTTCTTTGTAATTAGATTTCGTGCGTATCATCAAATTCGGTTGTATCTGTGTTTGCTGATTCGGATGCTTCTTTATATCCTAAAATATATGCATCACAGATTTGTTTATACATTTGTTCTTTTATTTCAGGTCGTTCTTCCAATATATCGGCAAACCCTTTTGCTTGAAACTTAATAACTTCACCAGTTTGTTCATCAGTCCATGTGTACCATGCACCACTTACAGTTACCAACTTATATGTTTTCATAGTGTTTAACCACGAACCATATCTATCGATACCTCTATCAAAGTAAATTTCAAAATCAACTGCTCTAAGTGGTGGTCCCATTCGGTTCTTAATGACCTGAACTCTAGTCTTAATACCAACAGTCTGGTCAACACCCCCAACTTTAGAATTGAGTTTACCCATTTGTTTCATTCTCAATCTACACGACGCGTGGAAACCTAATGCTTTTCCACCTGATGTAGTGTAGGGGTCACCAAACGATACACCCATTCTAACTCTAAGTTGATTTGTAAATACCACCAAAATACGTTCTCTACCAATCATATTAGTAATCTTTCTCATTGCTTTTGAGATAATGATTGCTTTTTGAGTAGCGTAGCCCGCTTGGTCGTAATCTGCTGCCAATTCAACCTTTGTGGTTGCAGCTGCTACTGAATCAACTACGATAGTTACCAATCTATCCTTATCAGATTTTCTAATAGATTCGATAATTGAATCCATAGCATCAAAGATATCTTCTACTGATTCTAAAGGTACATAAAGTAACTTTTGAGTATCTACCCCCAATGCTTCTAAGAACTCCTGATTGATTGCGTTCTCCGTATCAATATACACAGCCAATCCACCCTTCTTTTGAGTGTTTGCTAATGTATGTGCTGATAGGAGTGATTTTCCACTCGCTTCAAGACCCGTAACTTCAACAATTCTTCCAACAGGAAACCCACCATTTGGTCGGTTTGAAATCGCTAAATCTAACATATCATCTCCGGTGGACACCCACTCAGTAAGGTCGGTGGGTGTCTGTTCGGAGCCATCTAAGAAATATGCGACTTTTGATTGTCCTTTGAACTTCTTATTAAGGTTATCGGCCAGAAGTGAAGATAATTCATCTCTATTTGTTTTAGCCATTATACCTTAATTTTAGTTGTTAAATAAATCGTCAAATGCGTCTTTTACGTTAGCAGTGGTTGCATTAGATACTGCTTGTGGTTCATCATCTTTGAAAGGTGATTCAGTTGATTGTGATTGAGTTGGTTGAGTTTCCTCTTCCTCAGAATCACCTACCTGTCCAGTTTCCATCCAAGTTTCTAACAATGATTTCATATCATCATAAGTGTACTTTTTGAACATACCTGGTAGTTCAATCTGGTCTTTCAACTGAGATAATACATTACTATCTTCAGTAATTGGTGTTTGGTTAGGTTTTACTCTGATGTAAGTTTCAGGGTAGTTCTTACCTAACTCTTTTGCTGTTTTGAACTCAACAGTGATATCTCTACCATTTGTTGGGTCAGTTAAATCCCCATAGTCTGGGTCTGCGAAGAAAGCAAGTAGTTCTTGGTACACAGTTTTTCCAAATCCCCAAAACTTAACTCCCTCTGATTCTTCACCACGAACCAATACAGGAACGTAAGTACGCATCTTTGGTGTTAATTGTTTTGATAGATTCCAATCATTTCTATCACCAGTTGCTTTTAACTGCTCAGCGAACTCCACTAATGGGTCAGCCTCACCATGTGTTTGTGGTGAAAGAATGTTCTTACCACCAAAGTTGTAGTGGAAAAACAGTTCAATGAAAGGGTTTGATGGGTTGTGAACGTAAGGAACTATCCTTACTTGTTGTTTGCCGGGTTTCGGCTTCCAAAGGTTGTCTGTTTTCGTTACCTTTGTTTGTAGACTGTCTAGTCTGTTTCGGATTGCATTCAAATCGATTGCCATAATTACTCCATTTTTTAATTGTTAAACTTATATTGATTCAAATATACGAATAATTTTTCAATTATCCAAATTATATTTCACTTTTTATTCTCAACACGCATTTACTCCCATGTGTTGATATGGTTACAAATATACGAAAGTTTTTTCAAACTTCCAAGTATAAATATCAAAATAATTTAATTAACATCAATTATTCTGAACAAATTCGTTTTCATAATCTTATACCCATCTCCATCAGTTAGAATCATTGAATTACGATAATTACCCCATTCAATCTGATATGATTTATCTAATGTACCACCATTTAAGCTCTCTATTAACTTATTAAGTGCGTTGATAGTGTACATCGTATTTGATTCTTTTTTTCTATGAACCATAATGGTTGATGGTAAAAATCTGGTATCTCTATTTGGTATGATATTATAACTTATTACCAACTCTTTGGATGGTTCTAATTTAAGTATGAATATCTTCCTACTGAATAGTTCGTAGGAATCAAATATATTTTTAAGTAGACCTTCGAACAGTGCTTCTGTTGTAAAGGTACATAGTAATTGCGTTCTCACCCATTCTCTCCGTATTTATTTATCACCATAAACATCTGCTTGCGCTTGTTCAAGTCTTTTTGCAAATGATTTTTGATTTAGTGTCATTTCAAACTTGAACTGCCCACCATACCCTCTACCATCTTCTCTAACTTTAATATCTGCAACTGCAAATACTTCACCAGATGCTTCAATCTTATAACCAATGAATGGGTTAGACATTTTAGGTTCACCATTTTTATCAAATACTGGTTTACCATCTTTACCAATTAGTTGTCTTGGAGGCTCTGCAACTAAGTTTTCTTTTAATTTTTCGTAATCACTCGTTCCAAATATCTTTTCCATTGTTTTCTTATCCAATGAATTTGGTCCGATAGCCATTGTTTCTTCACCATCTGATACTGCTTTTAGTGGGAACTCATTTCTAATGTCCTTTAACATTCCGGCTTTCATCTTTGGGTTATCTACAATCGCTTCTACTGATTTTTTACAGAATTCGTTATGATTCTTATCATCAGTATCTTTGATTGCTTGTGCCTCTTTGTTACCATTCTTGGCCATCTCTTTAATAGATGAATATAATATATTTTGTTTATCTCTTGAATTACCCTCTAAAGCTTCCTCAAAATTAACACCTTTAGATTCCATTAACTTTCTGATTGGTGCACCCTTATCGGATTTTATAAAATCTTCTACTTGCTTTCTATTGTTTTTTACAAAATCAATATTTCTAGCTCTAGCTTTACTTTTATATACATTCTGATTTATTTCATCAGGTAAATTTTCATCCCACTTTTCAAAAGAACCAGCACCTGAGTTTAAGAAGTTTACTTTAGTAGATTTTTTCAATGAAACCTCATCCATTACTTCAGTACCATCCGGCTTTCTAACCTTCATATACATATCAGTTGAAAATCCTTTGTTTTTTTCGTAATCTGATAATCCCATTGCCTCTACATCTGATTTAGTATCCCACGCAGTAGCTATTACCTCAGTACCCTCACCATATTGGTCTGTAATTCTATCTCTAATTGCTTTTCTACTTTGCTTAGTAGCTTCAACCCAACTTTTAGTGATAATTCTATTACCTTCTTTTTTCATAGAAGGATTCTTTTCAATCAATGCCTTTTCGTGCTCCAATAAACTATTTGAGAATGATTCAAATTCTTTATCACTCATTGATGCACCCATCATTGTCATAAGTTCACCAGCTTGAGCACTAACTTGCCCAGCTCCACCGGGAATATCACTAAAATGTTGCCACTTAGTAGCATTACCTTTAGGTTGTGTATTAGCCATTCGTTCCAACGCCGTTAAATACTTTTTTGGAAACTTAGGGTTCTTAACTATATCTTCAGGTAATTTATATGGTTCTGGTGGAATTGGATTTGCAAACTTTTTATTTCTATCTGCAAACTCTTTATCATCTGGCGGTAATTCTCTTTGATATTCTTCAGTTTTTGAAGGGTCACCTTGCTTTAAACTTTTATCTTTATCACCTACATACCCATTCGCCTGTGGTTCTTTTTTATTATCTGAATCTGATTGTTTTTCAATCTCATCATCTGATACACCCTTATCACCTAAAAAGTTTTTACCTACCTTATATGCAGCAGGGTCTGATTTCTTTTTACCTAATAATGTTGATACTTGGTTTTTGTTACCTGTGGTTGGGTTTGTAAGTTTGGTTTTCAGCAATTTATCATCAATTGCCTCTTTCTTTAACTTATCTTTTTCTAATGAAGTTAGTGCGTTTTTTTGAATATCTTTTTCAGCTTTATCTTTATCATCGCCAGAATCAGGCCTATCACCATCTTTCTTTTCATCTTCTTCATCTTCTTCAGCTAAATCAATTGTTTGGTATATATCACCCTCTTCTTCTTCCCAATTAGGATGTAATTGTGCAGATACTGCTGTTTGTTTACTACCAACATCAATACCTGAAGATTTCCCAACCTTTAAAGAAAAATTAGAAGGTCTATTTGCAATACTTTCAATTATATATGTAATAACATCGTTATCAAGCTCTAAATCTTCTCTCAAAACTTTCTTTAGACCTTTGATAGATGCTTCGGATGTAGGATTTTTCAGCTCAACACCTACTTCAATCCACCATAACCTTGTTATATCATCAAGAAAATTACTCATCTTTTATTCCTGTATGTTTTCTATATTTACCGATTTCATTTCTGAATATCTATCACCAATTTCTATCTTAGTAGGGAATCCATTCCCATCTATAAGTATCTTTAAATCATTTAATACACTAAGTTCATCAGGATGTATATCTAATAAATATGAATCGTAAGTATATAACACCATTTTAGATTGTTTATCTTCCAAAAAATCCACCACTTTTGAAAGTATCATCATATTCAACTCAGTTTCCGTTGCTTGTAGAAGATAATTGAATAGTTTGTTAGCATTCATATCCCTTAGATTAGATTTAGATAACTTTCTACCCATTGGAGTTTGAATGTATCCATTACGATTAAACTCCATCCACAACTTATCAATTTTGTGTGATACCTTTTTGAAAAGTGGTATGTGTAAGTACTCCGATTGAACTCCACCATATAATTGACGGAATGTGATTCCTTTTGATTCTTCATATGATACCCCATACATATCGGCTAAGGCTTGGTGAGCGGATACATCCATTGGTATAGGTTCTCCTACCATTCTACTAATGATACGTGGATGATATCCATCATAATCAAATTGAACTAACTTACCCCCATCGAACCTACTAATAAATCTATCTCTACTACCATCATCTTTATTAAGTGCGGCATAGTTCACTCCCCCAAATCTATTTGAAGGACGTGATGTTAATGTATATGGGTAATACTCACTCCACTCCATTCCACTCTCTGTCCAAAGTCCACTCTTTTCTACTTTGTGTAACGGCTTTATATAGAAATTTTCAAATTTCTTCACACCTTCGGTGATTCCCCCACCCAAATCGTAATACTGAAGGAATTCATCTCTTATATCTCTGATAGATTCAATATGTTTAGATATAGGTATGAGATTGTTTACCCACTTTAGATTGTGGAACTTTCTATGAAAATGATGATGGGTCGGAGTCTGGTCTCGTTTTAATATATCGTTCACTTGTAGGTATTTTACCACATCAGCATCGTATGTGTTTGGAAGGTCGACCAGATTTAAGAACGATTTTTTACCCAATATATACCCTTCCTTAAAATTAAGAGAAATACTTTCCAATGATGAACTATGGAAATCGAAATTACCGATGTTTACTACAAGCTCCGTACCCTCATCAATATCATAGATATATAGTAATGATAATTTGTTCTGAGATGCATGTAAGTGTATATCCGCCCATATTGGGTGGATATACATCTTCTCCATACTGATATTTCCCTCAGTTACAAAATTAATCATCTAACAAATATACGAAATTATTTTTTGTTTTTACGTTTATTTTCAAAGTATTCAATAATATCTTGCAATTTAAACTCAATCTGCAATCGTTCTCTTTCGGATTTATACTTTTTAATAACCTTTGGGGATGATTGTTGCTTCAATATGTATTCATAATACCCAACTTCCGTATCAAATACTTTAGTTTTAGCACCATCTGCTGAGTTTGTTTCGTTTGCTCTGATAGCACCATATGTTTGAATTGGATTTTGAATGTGTTCCCAAGAAACATTTTCCTTTTTATTACCATCATATCCACAATAAACAGTTTTCCCACTCTCAGTATCTTCCCACCAACCAAATTTAGTAAGATTAGTAATTCTTTTTAGTTCTTCAATATGTTTATCAACTCTCTCTTCATTTGTTCCTTGATAATCTTCGTAGTTCTGATATGACTTTTTGTAATCATCTAATTTTGAGCTAGTGAAATATTTACCTCTACCTTTATGTGTCGCAGAATATCCATCTGAATCGGTATCTGTTAGTAATTTTAGGAACTCGGAATCTTTAATAGTATATGTACTATTCAACTCATCAACAACAAATACATTATCACCAAAGAATGTTTCTAAAAATAGGCTAATAGCTTTTTCAACATTATCATCTGAGTTTTTAATAGTTTTTCCATCTCCCGCAAATAATAAAGTTAATATAACATATGAATTATAACTAAACGCAGGATTGACTAATCTATCTATCTTTGATGGAGAAAGTGTTTTCAATTCATCACTTTGATTTTTAATATTCCTACCTTTTAATTTCTTTAAAACGTTTCTAAGTCCTTTTAGTTTTTTCTTATATTCCTCCCATATTTCCAATGATGACTCGGTAAAACATGGGTTAATTAAATCATACTTAAATTGAGGTAACTCTTTTAATTTAGCATTACCTTTTTCATCAACCATAGTATAATTGGAAAGTGCTTCAAGAGTTTTACCTTCCATCAAATCAGCAAGATTTTTGAAATTCTCTAACCTCTCATCATTTGATTCTTTAAAATCACTCTTTGAAAAACTATCTAACGCCATCACTGGCACTAATGAGTATTCAGGTGCTGTATCAATTAAGTATTTGAAGTACTTTCTGGTTTCGGTATAGTCATCATTTACTAACGATAATTTAGCTTCATTTGTAAATGCTATCTCAGTTTTGTATAATATTTCCTGAAATAAATAGTTAATGTTAACCCAGCTATTATTTTTATTATTTATACTTTCTAATTCTCCAGAAATGATTTCATGAGGTCCAATTAGAATGTGAACCGATTCCCACTTATTAATGATATTATCCACACCATCTTTACCAATACAATCAATAATATTGTAAGTAGTAGATGCCGCATCATCTTTAATCTCTTCTAGCAATTCATCTATTCTTACTGGATAGTGTTTAGGGTATTTTTCTTTAATCTGATTACATACTATCGATAAATCTTTCTTACTTAATTTATCATAACCAATATGCGTTAATTCAGAAATATTAGAATAATTTTTATTAAAGTGTGTATGTAAGTTTATAGTACAAAACTCCATTAGATTACTTCTATCATAAGCTTCAATTTTATTGGATATTGTATCCGATTTTACACCAAATGGGAAGAAGTTTGCACTAGCACAATTGAAAGCTCGAAGTAAAGAATATCTAAAGTTATCCATTATCTTGGCTAAGCCAGCGTTTCTGATTCGTTGTTCGTTATATTTAGAAAAATATGTTTTTGAGTTGGTGTAAATCACACCGGCTTCAAGTAATGTATCAGATTCATAATGATTCAAAATAGTTTCAAACTTAATGTGAGTTTTTATATTAACAGGTATTTGAACGTCATTTCTCAAACAAAACTCTTTAATTAGAAGTACATCTTTATGTAGTTTCTTCATATCGGATTCATAAACTTTCCCTACGATGAAATCACTCTTATTGAGGTGTTCAACTAAACTTAGTTTTTCTTTTAACTTGTCAAATCCATCTTTTTTACTAAGATGAACCCATGGTTGTCTTTTAGGTTTACTTTTTGGTGTGTTTGGATTTATCATATTTTAATTTTTAATGTTGTAGAAATATACGAAATTATTCTGATAATTCCAAAAGTAATTCCTGTAATTCTTCGTACTTATCTGCTTCTACTTCTAATTGATACCAACTCATATGGATAAATGTGATAATTTTTGATGTAATCGTTTCATATGTTTACATGGAGTGTATCTACGAAACTCTCTTGCAGGACACTCACAATCGGTAATCTTATAATCAGTTACAGTTACGTTATAGTAGGATAACTTTCCAGTCTTTTTATTCCTACTACCCATTTCTCTATACTGCCACTTCATCTTCTTTTCGAATTAGTTTGTACAAAGATTCCGTACTCAGAACCGATGGTTCACTCCATTTAAGTTCGTGACTAACATACTCAAACTTCTCAACAATAGTTGATTCTGCCTCAACCAACTTTGTTAGATGTTGTTCTAACTTATTAGAATACATCACCACATCCGAATCTACTTTGATTTCGAACTCATGTCCACCTTTCGGTTTCCAATAGGGAACTTCACCGAAGCCTTCCGGCCCAACATTGTAGTTCTCATAATACTGACAGTTAATTACTAATTTACAATCCATATCTTATCTATAAAGGGTTACTATACTACCAAAATTTTCATCAAAGACCTGAAGAAGGTTTTCGTAATCACCACTCATCATTTCTTTCATAATTTCATTACCATCCAAATCTAATTGTTTGGCGAGGTTCTTAGCAGTACCCAAAAGGTAAAATGCGTTACCTTGTGGGCCTGTCAAATCTATTTCAATTCCGATTGTTTGGGGTTTACTTACAATAGCCATATCTGATTATTTTACTAATTCTACCATTGAAAGTGGAACGTTGTAAGAACCAACACTACCATAAGAAGGTCCGTTTAGAACTTTGATTACACACTTAGTTCGGTTGATTTTCTCAACTCTACATTGTTTACCAGCCAATTTAGGGTGATTAACTTTCACATTAGCCCCAACATAAAGGGATTGTTTCATTTCGTAACCAGCCATAGCTTTCTTACTTTTAATAACATCGATTACCATTGAGTTAAGATTTCTCAACTCTTCGATACTCATCTGATTTAATTCTGAATAATTCATTTTTTATTTATTTATTGTTTAACTCTCAATCTTACAGTACTAAAGTACCACTTTTTTTTCACTTTTCCAAATTTCTAATGTTAAGAAATTGTTAAACTTTAGTACCCAATAAACTCAAGCCCGATATCACTTACGATACCTTCTTTAACTCCATATGGGAACTCTTCGTTCAACCAATAGTTCTGAACCATTTCTAACTCTCTAAGTGATTCATTATAGATAGCATCAAAATCAAATCCAAACCCATACCCAGTCGGGCAGATGATTGATGATACTTTTCGTAAATCATCTTCATCACCACTTTGATATGCGTTCTTCAAACGAATAAGGAGTTCAGCTTTCATTAACTCAGCCACCTTATCATTGTGGTCATACATTTCCTTTGACCAGGGTTTTGTGATTTCGATTCCGTATTTGATTTCTTTTACTTTCATAACTTATCTCTCTTTTACATAGTAAAGATACGAAAATTATTTGGATATACCAAATTTTAATGTTAAGAAATTGTTAAGTTTTAGGCTTTAGAGAATTGCCTAAAATCGGTGATACGTTTACTTAATGTTGGATATTCTTCTGAGTACTTTTCAATGGTTCTTCTGTTCTCATCGATAATACCACCTTCTTTCACATTACCTTGTGAATCTAATATATCGTAATCGGAACCCTGAACTTTCCAATCAATTGAGAACTTTCTCCAAAGGATTGCATCTAACCCAGTTTCCGAACCAACACTACCATAACCAATTTCATCTAATTCTAAAAGTTGACCATCATTTACTTTATATGCAAATAATCGTTTTATATAGCCATTTTTTACGGGCCTGTTGTATATATCGGATACGGGTTCATTTGATTTTACACTCTTTTGAACATCTACACTTTTTATGGCATCATATTCAAAGTTTTTTGAAAAATCAATACCAAATTCATTATCTTCAAATTTTTCTTCTAAATCAACAAATGGTATTAACTTTCTGGATTTACCGTTAACATAATTACTATCTGTAAATACTTCTCCGGTTGAGTATCTATGATACTGACCTATATACTCAGTACCATCGGTATACATCCACTCACCACCACCAGTCTTTAAACCATTGGTAATTTGAGCTTTTGTATAATATATTCTTTGTCTTGAATCTGCCATTATGAAATCCTCATTACAGTACCCAATGATGTTTCCCAATCACCTTGTCCATCAAATTTATGTTCAATTGATGTAATTGAAAAATACATACTATCACTTACCATTGAAGATGGTAATCTATCAATAGTTATTGCAGCCATATAATTTATATCTGCAACACCATCGATGGTAACACCCAATTTATATGGCCAAACTATTTCTTTATATCCATCTGCGAACGTATCCTTATTTTGATTTAAATACTTTTTTAATGAATCGGAGTTAGAACTAACTTTAGATTGGTTAAATCCATCATCACCATAAGATGCTCGAACTGTTCTCAAATCAGCGGCCGTTATCGGGTCGGCGTTACCAACTGATGCAGCCTTACCACAATCTGCACCTGGAATTCTATCATCAATGTTAGTAACACTTTTTCCACTTGCACCGATTGTGGCCATCATTAGGGTATTCGCATCAAAATCAGTTTCAAATGTTACATCTCTAACAATAGAATCTTGTGCGAGTGTTGTAAAAACATATTTAGATGGTGATGGTGAAACGGGTACCATTGGTCTATTTACTATTATCAAATTTAGAGTAGACCCATTTTGCGCTTTAGATTCACTTTGAGATATTTTTTCAGGTATTGCTTGTAATTGTACAAACCCACCAGTTACATCTGCTATATCGTTAAATAGCTGATTCATAAATTCTTGTATAGTTGGTGGAACTTTACCACCACCCTGTTTATCTTCTTTTTGGTCTGCCAATTTTGCATATATAGAATTTAAATACTTTAATTCTAATAATATACTCGAAACACTATCAGCCGATATATTATGTTCGGTTGTAAAAGTAGTCCACTTTGCGAAATTAGCAGCATCTGTATTACTCTTACTACCATATTTAGCGAAAGGACCAGATAATACAATACGAGTTGGGTCTGCAGAAAACATCATTGTTTGAGAGGTATCTATTTTAGATGCAGTAGTTGGGTCGAAGTAATACCTTATGTTAGATTTAGTTTTTTCCAAATGTTTATTCAGATAATAAATAACAGAATTAAGATTTGTATATGAAAAGTAAAGTTCATCATCATTATACCAAGTACCTTCAGATGATAGCATTTCAGTAACCCAAAATGGCATTCTAATGCCATCCACAACAGCTGTTTCACATATCATTTGGTTATCGGATATACCACCTGCTATAAAATCTGGGACCCAAGGTACATCGTTCACATCATCTAATGTATCCTCTGCAGTAATTCCATGCGCAGTTCTCATACCGGCAACTAATTCTTCAAAGAAACCAACCACCTCTGTTGATTCACCCAATGCTTCTTTCTGCTCGCTATTTGCCTGTTTCGAGTTACCACCCATTGATTCTTTTGGGAATAACGCACTGCCAGACATAGCCTTTACAGTACAGCTGAAAGAACCATCTTTATTTAAACTCCAATTGAAATTGTAAACATTTACTAAAACTTCACCAGAGTTACCCGCGGCGCCTGCGTTCGCCCAACCAAATGATATTTTAACCTCACCCCCAACTTGCATAAATGCTTTGATTGCTTTATCCAAATCTGCGACAGTATGTACATCAAATGAAAATTCAGCTTCGTATATATAAGAATCTATATAATTCTGACCACCCTCATTCGTAATTGTACATGATGTTAATATTGGTTTTTTTCTTCTAATACCACCTTCCGATGTGTACATACTCTTACCACCACCGGTTGGTGCAGAACCATCACCGATTGTCATACTGCCGGGGCATGTTATAGTTTGAGAATTACCAGTGGATGTTATAGTACAATATGCGTACTTTTTATAATTCCAATCTTTCTTCCTATTTTTAACTGCGGCTTTTCGTGCATCTAAAACACCCTTTGCCCCACCTAAATCTGGATTAAAATCAAATAATGCCATAACTTTTACTCATTTAGTTTATTAAATTCCTCAACAATTGCTAAAAAATCAAATGGTATTCTTATCTGAGTTCCAATTGGTACTGATAAATCACCTTTACCTAAATTGTTTGCTCTTGCAATAATCCACCATAATCTACTGTCTTGATAATATTTGTATGCTATATTATCTAATCTATCACCTTGCATACCTACTATATAAGTATCATCTTCTTTTTTATCAATAATAGGGTATTGAATAGTTTTTTTAAACCTACGACCCTCTTCAGTTTTTTGTATAGTTATTTTTTCGTATCTATTCATTTAACATCCTTTATTTAGGTTCAGCTGCAGGTAACTCTGACCAATCATATATTTTAGCACCTCTTTCAGGTCTAGTACCATCCAATATTTTAAATCCAATTGCGATATCAATACCCATTGGAAGTTCACCTAATCTACCATCCAAATTAATATCCCAAGGTGTTTCATCTGATAGTGTATATGTTAATGATTCAATGAAGGCCAACTTATCATTATACAAATCACCTAATCTAAAAGTTACTAATACTCCATGATATCCACCACCACCATATACCGGCATTGTCATTGTTGCCAAATATTGTAATTTTTTATACATTGGTTTCATTTCTGCTCTTGAACTTGCGTATGCTTTAAAATTAAGTGATAAACTACGTTCGAATGTAGTGTATTTATATGCCTGGTCTGCACGTCCATTATACTTAAATGAATCCCATGATGGTGAGAATGTTTCTGTAATACCACTCACAGTTCCTCTAAATTGAGTCTTTTTACCACTTGAGCCATCTGCTTTAATCCAAAAGTCTACTAAATCCGTTCCTTCTTGGTCTAAATCTAATGCGTTTATCGTATCTATAACATCAAAGCTTGGATTATTATAATCACTTTTATCCCCACCAATGGAAAGTGCGTGGTTAGGTAATCCAACCCTGGCTTCTATGTTTTCCATAGAGTAATCTGCATCTCTATAACCCAACTTACTGGTGAAATTTTGTCTAAAATCATTTACTGATATATCTCCTGCAACTCTTGTTGGTATATCACCATACGCAATAGTTTCATAACTTTTTATAAGTTCTGCTGCGGTTTCATTCTTTTCAATTGGGTGTGTATTACCTTCAGTATTTTTTAGTTTTTCAAATGGAGTATCTTTTGATGTATGTGTAGCCTCTACGTTTAATGCGCCATCAGATGGTCTACCTTGAGTTGTATATGAATCCCATATCAATCCTAAATCATTACCTTTGTAATCATCGGGAGCGCCCGTTGGTATTTCTGAACTTCTATTCTTTTCATATGTAAATTCATCATTGTGAATAATACCTACTTTGTTATTACTGAAGTTAAGGTCTGATGTTGGTTTTTTAGTTGGATTGAATGTTTGATAAGGACTTATTTTCTTACCTAATTCAGTTTTACCACCAAAGTTATCTTCTGATGTACCTAAGTTTGATATATCTAATGCCCTGGTGTTTCCCTCTGCAACTCTACTACCATCACTTTCCAATCTAAATGTTGCGTATTGATTGAATATAGTGTAACCAATAAAATCATCAGGTCGTGTATTTTCATTTCGAGTAGGAACTCTACCACCAGGAATCAACCCATATAATGAATTGGGCCCTCCTAATGATTGTAATCTTGCGAATGGTATACCATTATCTGTTAGTGATTTTGATTTTTGTCCAATTGTTATGAATGATTCTGCCCATAGACCAACCAATCGGTTTCCTGTAATTGGTGCTAGTAATGGCAGGTCTGCAGTATGAGTAATTCGTTTAGCTTTTTGTACAGTTTCATATTTTTCAGGATTTGCAGCCTCTGGTAATGGGAAAATACCATGTCTACGTGGGTGTAACCCAATAAATCCACCAAGTGTTGATGCTATTGTGTTTATTGGAGTCCAAACTTTTGTTAATCGTTTACCTGAAGTTGTTTCTACGTTTGAGTTAGATGCTTGTAAACCTAAGTTTTTGATTCCCCACAATAAACCTTGTACTGAAATCATCCATTTACCCAATCTTACTGCATCTACAACTGCCCTATCAACTGCGGTTACAATACCACCTCTAACTAAACCATCATCAACTGGAAATCCAAATCCCCACTTTTGTGGTTCACCCTTATCTAATCCTTTTCGTTGGATACCTCTTAAAATTAGTGGATGCGCAAATGCAGCAGTTCCTAAGTTAAATGCATCATCTCTTAGATTGAATTTATCATACATCTTATCTAAGAAAGATGGTGAACTTCTCATCTCATGTAATTTAGATATACTTGGATTTGTGAGTTGAGTATCTACATAATACTTTGATTCAAAGTTATATCTTTGTGTATTCCCAGTTTCCTTACTAAGTTTAAATTTACCATATCCCGGTGTAAATGATAATCCATCAAATGAATCACTAAAATTACCATATAAAGATGTTGCAGTATTAAACGATGTTTGGTCTGGACTCACACCAATAAATTTACTCGGGTCTTTCGGTTGAAATTTAGATGTAAATCCACGTGCGTGAATATCTTGAATATAGTTAACTTCTCCAGGGTCTTTACCCTCATTCTCTTGTCTAAGTATATATGGGAATCTTGCAGGTGTAGTTTCCCCTTTAAACTTATCACCCAAACTCATAACAGTCGGGTCTGTTTCTCCTTTAAACTTATCACCTTGTTCTACTTCTGCTGGTGTAGTTTC